GTCGGTGTATAGTTTGCAATAGTCCAGGAAGTATGTCCTGACCGTGTTAATTTTTGCGGTTTATATGTTGGGTGCACAATATACATGGTATCGGCACTTTGAGCATATTTTAAAGTAAACAAATCAGCTGTCGCATAGCTTGTCGCAATTTGATAAATTCTATTTATTGTACCAGCAGATCCATAAGTTGTATAACCAGAAGAATTAATATCGGTGCCATCCACATCTTGTAATTCAAAAGTGTTTGTTGTTTTATCAGCAACCTTAAATGTTTTACCATTTACTTCGGTCATTCCTACGACACCAGTTATAATAACAAAATCACCATTAGAATATCCATGTGAACTTGATGTAACTACTGCTGGATTTGCTTTTGTAATTGCTGATATAGTTTTATCACCTTCGGTTATAATTCCACCGTCTTTAAAAAAACGAATATAATTATTTCCAAACTCCATTATATAAGTTTGTGTTGTTGAAAACTCAAAAGGTATTAACCTGGTAGAGTTAGCACTTGTTTTTACTTCATGTATAAATTTAGTTCCTGGTCTGCGTGATGCTCCACCATGCGGATGAATGGTCATGTTTTCCATTACCTTACATCCATTAAAATATTTTTCTAAATCTGTTCTTCCTTGCAAACGAGGAGATAATTCTCCAGCTGTAAAATTAGTTAAAGCTGCTGAAACTTTTGGCATTAGAACCTCGAAGTTATAAATTCATTAGCTTGTATTCTATTTATATCATCAACAGAATTTTCTGCTGCATCTGCATGTCTAGCTTCTCTTAATTTTTCAGAATACAAATCATATAAGTTACGAACTAAAGCACCATTCTGTGTAATAGCAAAACATAACTCATGTGCTAATCGTGCAGCAATAGTTTCTTGGAGTAATGTATCATATTCATTTGGATCTGATATTTTTGCAACATATAAAATTTTTATTGTACCCACATTACTTAAAAGTTTTCTTCCTTCAATTCGATATTCTTCACCTGTTGAATATTCAGAATATTGTGATCGAATAACACGCAAACAATCAGCTGGTAATGAATATTGATAAGAATACTCAAATGCTGGTGCCGTTGTGTCTTTAGCTAATTCAACTCTCTTTAATAAACAATTCCAGGGATGTGCTCTAAATACTGCATCTCTTACTGGTTCATATCGTTGGTTTAATAACCGAGCATTCTTTGAGTCCTCTGTTAAACTAACAATACGAGAAGCACCTAAGATGTTTAATGATGAATTACAAATTTCTACTACTGATGACATTTACTTTTTCTTTTTTGGAAATCCAGCTTTCATATTTTTATATGCTGCTGCACTTACTGTTGATTTTGATTTTGGTCTTGATGTACCAGCTTTTTTTCTGGCATTCATATTTGCGTATAATCCTTTTTTAGCCATTGTTTCTCCTATGAAAAAAAAAGGGGGAATAATCCCCCCAAATATTTATTGAGTATAGTAAACCCAACAGAATATTGTACCTGTGATGGATGCACCACCAGTAGTAATAATAATATCTGTTTGTGAGTCTACTTTGTTAGCCAAACCTGTTACAGTTGCTATTGGTGCACCAGTTGATGAACCAGATAGCATTGATTGAGTTTGTCCTCCAGCATTCCAGGTTCCAGTTGCAGCGATGAATAAATCATCGTCAGCAGCAGTACCAACTTTTAAAGTTGATGAACCACCAAGAGCATCACATTTCAAGACTACATCATGGATCGTAGATCCAGCTGGTATTCTTGCGATAGTGATGTCAGAACCACTTGCTAAAGAAGATGCTTCATAAGTATCGTGCCAAACTTTCATTCCAGAAAGATTACCACCATCACTCATTACACTAGGAACAGCATCAAGATTTGTTATTGCAACACTTTTTACACTAGCCATATCTTACCCCTCCTATTCGTTGCACGGAATTTGAACTACTTTAACTTCTTCCATTCGAGTAGCACCAATCGACATACAGTAGTACACTTGTGTACTGTAAGATTTATCTGCTCTTTCGTCTATTCTTGCAGAAATATCTTTTCCTATTGCCATTTTGATTGCATCCTCGGTGAAAGCGAAACATAGTCTATCATCCGTATTACTTGCATCGAAGTTAAGTCTATTTGACATAATAAATTTGAAGCCAAGGTAGGAATCGATTTGACCCATTGCCAAAGCCTTCACGGTATTAAAGTCAGAATTTTTAACTTCCGTAGTGTTTAACAAATCACTTATTTGAGTTGCTCCACACACGACATATCGTTTAAGTGATGGATCTACATCTTGTAAATCCAGTTTCTTTTTTGCATCCAAAAGTTTTGCAATCGTTAAACCATCTGATTGGTTTGACGTAGCAAATTTTTGAGTGCTTGGTAAAGCTGTGCTCGTAGAACCAGTTTCACCAGTATAGGCTGTGCCGCCTAAAGCAGATATGACAACATCATCCATCGATCTACCCATTGCAGCTGCTGCTGCTTTTGCGTAGGAAGAAGTTGGATCGATTAGCATTCTGATTTTATCTGGGTCATCTATAAGATCAGCCCATTCGTAGTCTGCTAAACTAACTCTTCTTCTTGAATGAGGAGTATCAATTTGTGGTGTATCTGCATGTCGAGAAGTTTTTAGTTGTGCACTAACACTTCCAACCTGGTCAAAATAAGAATTTTTCCCAGTTACAGTTTCCACATCTACTGCTTCACGCAAACGGCTACCCATTTGTTGTGAAAGCATTTGTACATTGTTTGAATACTGCTGTACAAAAGCTGTAGTTATTTGATTAGACATTTATGTCCTCCATCAATGTGAAAAATTTTTTGATTAAGCTCCCCAAACAACTGGACAAAATCTACATTTAACGATTGCTAATCGTGATACTTTTCCTCATGTCAATGGAACCTAGAAGGCTACTCCATCACCCAATATTGCTATTGGTATTCTTATACGGTAAACTCCATTAGACGAGCCACTTCATCAACGGCTCTTGAATGATTAGGATGATTTTTCTGCCAATAAGGAGAATTTTCTTCCATTAATTTACCAATTTCTTTTTGTGCTTCATCTGGTGTCATTACCATTTCTTGTGGTGCACCATTTAATTTATCTTCACTAATAGCTTCTCCTATTTTAATAAAAGCACGGATCATATCTGGATGATTACCCAGCTGTGAACCATCAGCTAATTTAGTTTCAAAAATTTCTGGTGAAGCAAATTGCTTTGCTACTCGTTCTGCTAATTCTAATTTACTAGGAGCAGCTTGTCCAAACTCTTTTCGTAAACCTTGCACAACAGTTTCTTTATTATCATTTAATGCAATTTCTCCTTGCTGCACGACAGCCTGGTTCATCTCATTATAAAATTCTAATATACCTTGTGCCTGGTTTGGTAATAAACCAAGTTTGTGTGATACTTCTTTAAATTGATTTAGATTGGCACCGTCATCTCCTTCTGGCAAATTATAATTTAATTCATAATTTTCCGGAGAGTCCGGTCTGCCTAATTTTGTATAAACTTGTTGCCAATCATCTTCTGTTGCATACTTACCTGGTAGAGCAATCTTATCGGCTCCTACCATCCGTTGAGCATGAACATATCCTTTTGCTAATGAATTAATATCATTAATATTTTCTAAACTTGCATCACCTCTAATGTCATCTGATAAGCTATCTCTCCAATTTGTTTCTACTGGAGTTTCGCTAACAGACGGTTGAGATACTTGCTCTTCCGCTACCTGTGTGTCAGCCATTTTATTCCTTTACTGATTTATAATTTATAAAACCTTCAATGTGCAAAACAACTTGTCGTTGTCCTTCATTAAAAGCTGTTACATTTGCATCTTTATCAAATGTACTTTTTTTAGAGAAGCATCGTAATCGAAGATCCTCTAAAACTTTTTTACCCTCATCGGTATTAAAAGTTTGTTTATACAGATCAATGATCTGCATTAATTCTTTTGGTATTTGATCTGGCACTATAACCCTCCAACTGCTTTAACCATCGGTGCTGCTTGACCAGCTGCTTGTGCATCGGCTCTTGCTTCTTCTGCTTGTGCTGCTGCTTGTTGCTGCTGTGCTCGTTGGTTACGCATTTCTTCTACCTCTCCATCTGAACGAATTACTTTACTAGGCACTCCTAAGATCTCTACTAAATGTTTAACCAGTTTATCGGTATCAACATAATCCATCATCGGTGCCATTTGCGACATTGGCATAATTATTTCTAATGCTCTCATCATTGCATTTACATCACCTTGACGTTGTGCTCTTGCAAGAGGAGATACATATTCAATATCAATCTCCATACCTTGTAAAGTAGGCGGTGGAGAAGGTAACTTACCATCACGCAATAAAATACTAAAAGTCCTATCAATTAACGGTTGCAACATTTCTGATTGTAATCTTCCAAGTACCGGTGCAAGTAATCGCATTTTCTCTTCATTACGTTGCAATACTTCTGTTGCTGTCATTGTTACATTCTGTGCCATTAATAATTGATCGACAAAAAATGCCTGGCGAATTGCTTCTCGTCTTTGGTTTTCGTATTCTAAACCAAAAGGTATATTGGCTCCAATTTGTAATGGTTCTATTCTATCTCTTGAACCACTACGATAAAAATTTAAACCTCCAGGAATAGTTTTAATTGGCATAATAAAACCATCATCCGGAACCAGGAGAGGAGGATCAATAGTTTTTTGTGCAGCACGGATCATTGTTTCCGACATTTTATTCAGCATTTTAATATCACTTAAACAAGTGAATGCTGGTGATCTTCCAAAAATTTCTAC